TACGTCCGGCATTACCGCGTTACCTCCGGCGTGATGAAGAACGATCCCTCAAGGATGCGCGTGACCACGCCGCTGAGTTCGTACTCAAGGTCGTAGACGCCGTGCATCGGAGCGGTGAAACCCGCGGTGGTTGAAGCCGCGATGGTCACTGCAATCGTCGAGTTCGCGCCAGGCGTGACCGTGAGGCCGCTGCCACCGGTGAGAGAGAACACAGTCGTTGTCGCCGCGTGTGCGGTGCGTCCCTGCATCCGCACGGTGTAGCCCGTGAGGTTGACGCCCGTCACGGTGAGCGCGAAGGTGAATGTCGCACCCTGCTCGATGATGATGTCGTATTTCGCAGCCATCAGGCACACACTCCATCGATCGCCTGGGTGTTCACGATCAGCCAGATCAGCGTACCGTTAGTTATGCGGTGCGGAACACATAATACATAGGTTCCGTTCGGGATCGGAACGGGAGCGAATCCCGCCGGCAGGGTGCCGATCGCGACGCCGTAGCTCGCGTAGGTTCCCGCGTTGCTCAGTTCCGACACGCTCAAAGCCTGGAATGTCGCCGAGTCGCTGTCGAGCCCTGGGAGGTAGGTCGCGGGATTGCCGACCACCGCCTTCCTGACGGAGTAGAGCCAGCGCACATTCGGAGCGTCGATCACGCTCGAGCTGATCACCTTCATCAGCTGCGTGTTGATCGGCTCGAGATCTGGACGGAAGGTTAGCGCGCGGGACAGATCGGACTGCTGCCGGCCCTCGCGGGTGTTCATCGACATCAGTACCACCTTCCCGCGAAAGCCTGATATTTGAGGCTTTTGCCGAGATCACCGGCCGGCCAGATCGTGTTGAAGTCAACCCCCGTCCTGACCGGTCGGCGCCAATCCACATTCGCGTAGTCCGAGCCGTTCATCTTCGCGCGGCCGTCCTTGTCCTTCTCGACGATCTGAGAATGGAAGTAGAACTCGTCGTAGAGGAACTCCAGGACGAACTCGAAGAACTCGCCCTCCAGATGGTTCACCGTCGCGCCGGAGCAGTACAGAGATCCGGCTGGATTGCCGAGGAATGCCGCGCTGTTCTTGTAGCCGATGCACGCCTGCGCGATGTCCACCATGCCGTTCGTACTCGGCGTTCCGAGCATCGTCAGGCTGTTCGTGTCGTTGATGAACCGCAGCTTGAGGCCGATCTGCCTCACATCCTGGTCCATGTCGACGCGGGCGCCGCCGATGTTGAGGACGGCATCGCTCGCGTAGCTCGGCGATGTCATGCCAGGATTGTCCTTGTACCGGCGCATGCTTCGGGTCTGGAAGATCGGAAGGCACGCGCATGGGAGGAACAAACCTCTGCTAAGCACCGTCGATGCTCCGGTGTCCTCTCCCGTCATTCCGCGTGCATCATCGGCCTCGAAGTACCTGGTGCCGTACTCGATGTCGACATCCATCCCCTTCCCGTTCGGCCCCTTGAACACCAGGGAACGGACCACGGCGCTTTCCATCCATGTGACGCCGGTTCCGCCAGCCTCGACGAATCCAGTGTCCATCGTCGGGATCACGGGGGCTCCGGCACCGGTCTCGAACATGACCGAGGACGCCTCGAGCGACTTCATCGCGGCACCGTCGACGCGCTCGATGTGCCAAGTCTCGTTGATGGTGTGGATGTCCCAGATGGTGCCGAAACGGGCCACGCAGCTGGTGCGCCACGCCTTGTAGGTCGCGCTTTGGTTCATGTGTCGATCTCCCGGCGCTGCTTGCGTTCCTTCTCGGCGTCGATGCGCCTCTGCATGGCGTCGATCTCGGACGGCGTCATGTAGGCCTGTTCACCCGCGATGCTGCCGGCCGTCGCCCTTCCGATCGCAGCGCCGGTGTCCTGTCCGCCAAGGAATGCTCCGGTGAACGCCGTCACCGTCTTCAATCCCTCCCCGAACGCCTGGAGGTAGTCGAGGACGGCGCTTTGTCCCGTCTGCGGGTCGATGCTCGAGGCGATGAAGGTGTCCCAGAGCGAGGAGAAAAAATCGACGATTTTCCTGATCTGGTTGCCGACCGACTCGAGCGCTATCGCGTTCGAGAGGCTGAGGCCCGTGCTCGATCTGCCGGATTCCGCGAAGTCGGCCATCGTCTTGGCCGCGTTCGCGCTCGAGTTCCGCAGGCTCTCGACGGCAGAGTTGATCAGGCCGAAGACCGAGGTGATCGTGCCGTAGGCGAGTCCGGCGGCTCCGAACGCCGCCTGGCCGCGCGTCCCGAGCCCGAGCTTCTGGCCGAGGCTGCTGATGCCGGCTCCGGCTCCGATGATCTTCGTCGCCTTCGTGCCGAACTTGGCGACATCGCCCTCCGCCTTCGCGAGTCCTCGCGTGAGGTTGGCGGTGTTGACCGAGAGATCGATGTTGAGCGTAGGTAGTTTCATACTTGCGCCGTGAATGTCAGGACATTGCGCCTACGGACCTTCCGCATCTCGCGCTTCGACCTGGCGAGCGCCTGTCGGGTCGCGAAATCAAGCTCGCGGATCATGTACGGGACCACCTTGCCGGATGTCGCCTGTGCCGCGATCTGGCTGACGAACTTGCCGCGCTTGTATGCGCCCCTGCCGCGATGGTAGAGGCCGCGCTTCCATCCGAGTCCGCGCGCGGTCGGCGGCTTCCGCAGCGCGCTCGACCAGGTGTGGAACCCGAGCTCCATGAAGTGGGTTCGCCAGCCGACGCCCTCTTCGTCGTAGATCGCGCGCCGCTGCCTTCCGAACGCGAATCGGCCGGCGGATTGACCCGGAATCGTCCTGTACCCGATGCCGACCCAGATGATGTCGGACGGCCAAAGCTTCATCTTGTACCGGATGCTGTTCTTGGCATCCGGATACCGGTTCGGGGTCTGCGCCTTCATCACGGCCATCGCATCGCGAGCGTACTGGCGCAGCGCGCGCTTCATCAGCGCATCCTGCATCGCCACCGGGAACATGTTGAGCCAGGCCTGCAATTCGGCCTGGCTCTTCTTATTCACGGTGATCGCGAGATCTGAGCTCATCCAGTTTCCTTCTGATGGCCTGGTAGTTCGGCACATCGAGCATGACCACCAGCTCGAGCACCGACCGTTCCCACGGTGCTGCACTCCGATCCTTGAGGACGCGCGCCAGCAGCGTGCGCGCATCCCGCGTCAGTCCGAGCCCTCCTTGTAGAGCTCCTCGATCATCGGCATGGTCTTCGCGGCGAGGCCTGACGGGCATGCGAGCGCGGTCTCGGGCGTCGCGAACACCGGCGTTCCGTTCTCGTCCAGGACATGGCGATGGATCGCCCATGCGCGCGCGTGCGCGGTTCCCACCGCGTTCGCCTCGACGGCCTCGACCAGATCGATCAGCGACGGCCGCTTCAGCTTCAGCGGCACGCCCATGTACTCGAACGGAACCGGCTCGAGCGCGAGGATCGATCGGAGATCAGGCAATCACGCACTCCCCGGCGAACTGGCCGCTGAAGCTTGCCCGCACCACATCGTTGACGGCGATCGATGGAGACCACGATGTCATGATGATCGGAACGGTGTAGGTCGCGCCGGAATGGAGGGTAAACACAAAGCTCACTGCATTTCCGCTCTTGATCAGCGCCTCCAACTTGATCACTCCGTTGTCACCTTGATCATAGAACACCGTTCCGCTGACTGTTCCGGAGCGCATTCCCGCGATATGCACGCGGTCTACGGTCGCGATCTCGGTCACCTCAATGGTGTCGCCTGTGAGGGTGATCGATGCTTCGACGATCCCGATGATCGCCTGTGCATCCGCCGTCAGTGTGCAGTTCTTACATGGTCTCGGTGTGACGGGCATTCATGGTCTCCAGTAGATCGTCGCCGTCGTGACGGCTTGTGCGGGTTCCTGTTCGTCGGAAAGCCCGATGGTCTCGGGCTGGAGCGTCTCGTTCGTGACGATGACGGCATCTATCGGGATCGTGTCGTAGGTTCCGGTTGCGAGCGCGGATCGGACCTTCGCGGCGATCGCAAGCGCGTCCTCGCTTGTATTCGCGATGCTGGTCACCGTGATGGTGCTCTCCTGTATGCCGCCCGATGTGCTCGCGTCCCCGCGGCTGTCGACCGAGTAGGTGACGGCGGGGAGCGCGCTCTCCTGGAGGCGGTAGCCGTGCGTGACGCGCGAATCGGGAACGGATGGCGAACCGCTCGACAGCGTCGTGCCGGTGGTGAGCATGGTGCGGACCGCCTGCTGGATCGTCGCCATCAGCCCACCTCCTCGCACTGGATCACGGCGACGCGATCCGCTCCGTCGAGGTTGATGATCGAGCTGATCTTCAGCGTGCGCCCGTCCACGCTGATCCTGTCGACCTCGGTGAGCCCGAGGTTCTCGATGCGCTGCCAGCGCGCGCGCAGCTCCCATGTGCGGCGCACCGCGACGCCGTCCGCGTAGGCCTGTTCCTGCGCGCTCTGGTTCCGCATGTCGCAGCGGAATGTGCCGCCGGTCGTGAAGGTGTCGGAGCGGAGCCCGAGCGTGTCCTGGCTGGTGCTCGCCGAGAGCATCGTCGCCGTCCACCTGAGCAGCCCCGCGGAGATCATCGCATCAACTCCCGAACGCGCATCGACTCGATGATGTACTGGAGCGACATCGGGACCATCTGGAGCCCGATCGGCTGGAAGGCCTCCGGGTTCGAGTACCAGGCGCCCGTGAGCGCGACCACCGCATGCACCAGTTCGTTGGGGAGGCTGCTGTAGCCGCAGCTCACCGCGGCGCTGATGTTCGTCCCCTCGTAGATGGACGGCTGCTCGAGGAACCGCAGCACAGGCAGCGGCCCTTCGCTCCGGTCGAGCCACCAGTCGGTCGCCGGCATGGTGGTCAGCGCGTTCGATCCGTCGTAGTAGGTGACGGCCGAAACGGAGCTCATCGGAACGAACGGGATCGCCGTATCGCGGAAAGACGCTAGGTAAAGCGTCCGCGACTGCGGCGTGAGCGTCAGCCCGGTCTCGCGTTCGATCAGCGACGCCGCCGCGTCCCT